GTTAAGGATGGAGCAGCCAGATTCGGATGGACATTACATACAACGAGTAGGAATAGAACATATAAAGCAAAGTTCTCACGAGGAAATGGCTGCTGTGCAAGTTGATCTACAAGATGAAGCAGTTGTAGTAGCGGAAAGTACAATTAATACTCTCGCTTTGAGGGTGGGACAAAAGTATTTATTAGGTAAAAGTAAATATGCACATAGCGAATCCAGTAAAAATTGCTACGTGTATAGGATAAGCGATGGAAAGTTTTTGGGATGCCATCCGCAAAGGAGTTTTATAGACTGGCGGTTGTTTGATGGTGATGTTTCATCGGTATTAGAGGAAGAATTGGCATGTTCACCGCCAGTTTTAGTAGAAGTAGCACCTGAAATCGAAAAGGCCGAACAACTATCTCTTTTTGATTTTTAAACCTGGTGAGATGGTGATGAAGTGAAGAATAGAAAAACAAGTATAGAGGAGCGGGATTAATATGCAAGCAACAGGTATTGTAAGAAAAATTGATAACTTAGGACGTTTTGTACTTCCTATTGAAATTCGTCGTGTGCAAGGTATTACAGATGGCGATTTAATTGAGGTTTATAGAAATGAAGATACAGTGATTTTGAGAAAACAAAAATCCACTGGTATTGCTAGAAAAATAGATCATTTGGGACGTGTAGTAATACCTATAGAATTACGCCGTGTTTTAGAGATAGTTGAAGGTGATCCGGTAGAAGTGTTTGTTAATAAAGATGAAATTGTTTTAAGAAAATATAGAGTATCAAATGCATGTGCTGTTACGGGTGAAATTAGCTACGACAATATTTCTTTAGCAGGTGGAAAGGTGATATTAAGCCCGAAAGCTTTAAAAGGTATCGCAAAAGAAATGAAGCAATTAGGCCTAACAGTGTGAGTGGGTGAACTGCTATGAGTAAACAACTTAACATATTCGATGTTGAGCCGGAAATCGTACAGTTCGATATACGTAAGGCGCATGTGAAACAAACAAAAGGAAAAGTAAGTTTTGCAGATGTTGTAGCAAAAATACCGAAGAATGCTAAAGATGCAGATGAACTGCCTAAAAAAATCACTCCGGATGACAGGTTCGATTTATTTATGGACTATGTAACGGCATTATGGCGATACCAACGATCCAAAGTAAAAAACTTTAGTTGGGAAGCAGCAGAAGAATTATGTAAGAAAATGCGTGACCAAGGTAAGGCGGTAAGGTTACGTGTTTATTTTGACAGTGGATTTAAACCATTAACTGTAGATAAATATTTAAGATAACGAAAGGGGAAAAGAAAATGAAAAAGTTCGAATTTAAACAAGAGGTTAAATGTAATTGTGGGTGTGATCGTATTGTAGGAATTGTAATTGGGGAAACGGGAGTACCTGGTATGTGGGCTGTAGCAGAGGAAAAAGGACTAGCTTTTGTAAATGAAAAAAAACTTGTTGCAGTGGAGAGTGAAGCGAAGGAAACGGCTGCAGAACTTGTAAAAATCCCGAAAGAAATTGCAGAGGTTTTAGATTTGAAAGGATACTCCAGTTCACCAAACGCCATGTGGGAGATATTAGACAAACAATCTCATAAATTATTCAAAACAACTTGGCTGTTTGAAAAAGGTAACCTTATTAAGCTAGCTAAAGCAATTGAAGAAGGTTACGAAGTTGAGAGGCCTGTAATTCAAAAAGGCGATCACGTTGTTTTCGAAAATGAAAAAGTGAAATGGATTGCTGAATGTTGTGGAGTGGAAGGTAACAAACTGCAATTTGATTACGCTATAGAATTTAAATTAGGTAAATACGATTATGACAATGGTGGCGAGGTACCGATGGATATGTTTGATGTTCGGCTTGCAACGTCAGAAGAGGTCAAAGAATTGAAACGTGCTGCATCATTTGTAAAAAATAACAGAAAATTCAATCTTTTTATGCCGTTTGACATGGCTACAGATACAAATGGTGCGTGGGTTCGAGTTGTGGAGCAATTGGATGTGAGCGGCGATGTGGTTGTTTTGTATGGAAATGAAGAGGATGGATATTTAGCTACTTCTCGACCTGCAGCAGAACTTAATCTCCAATATTTAGCGGAAGACAGAGTGAATCCGGAGGGCTAATGGACAAGCAGTGCATCATAGAGCTACTTATCGATAAAGGGATTTTTAAACAAGGGAAACGCCAACTCTGGGAATTGCATATTTCGGAGTTGGTACTTCTTTTAGAAGAAGCGGAATCGAAAAACAAGGGGATGAAAAGATGAGTGTACAGTATCGTTATCGGTTATCTATTCAATTAGAAGGTAAGAAGCACGAAATGGAGCTTGCTGCTCATTCAGGAGCACAAGCAGTGTCAATGTACTACAAGGAATTTAAGGAGAATAAAACACAAATGCTGTTCCCTGTTTTTAAAGAATTAGTGAAATGTGAAAATCTTGGTCTAGATAACTTGGAGCAGTTTTATGTAAAAGAAGCAAACTTTATAAGAATGTGCAAATACAGAAAAGTTGAGTTTGCTCGTATGGGAATGAGAGTACAGATAGCCGGGAAGATGGCCACAATTGTAGGGAATCATAAATCAGATTTGCTAGTTATATATGATGGGTTCTCATATGAATCAAAAGCAGATCCACGATGGGAAATTATTTATTTTGATGAAGCAGGAGCAATTATTAAGGATTACCGCAAGGAGAAGGGGGAATATGCGGTATGTATCCATTCATAATTGAATACGAACTTCCACCGATGGAAGGAACGCTCAGTGTTACTGAAAACGCAAAAGATGTGTATGAAGCGCGTTATATCGCCTGCAGCTTATTGATACCAGGAGCAAAAATTAAGAGTGTAAGGAGAGGTTAATATATGAACGTTAATAAACTATTTAAAATGCAAGAAAGCTTTGATGAAAGGGTGTTAAAAGATAAGGGGCTTACACGAGAAGGAACGTTTAATTTACGTATATTAGCTTTTATCGATGAAGTGGCAGAGTGTATGAAAGAATGGCGAGTGTTCAAGTTTTGGAGTAATGATCGAAAACCAAGAACATTTAGCAGAGAAAGTTGTCCGGATTGTAAGAAAAAAGGATATACAAGGAGTAATCCGCCTGTTGATGACAAGTTAGGTGTCCATGGTTTGGGGAACCATTGGTATTATTGCGAAAAATGTGCCGGACATTTAGTTGTAGATAAAAACCCACTACTCGAAGAATATGTAGATGGATTGCATTTCGCTATAAGCCTTTGCATTGATATGGATGTGAATATTACTCTTCCGGTTTCAATCCGATGCTGCGATGTAACGGAACAATTTTTAGAAATATATGCACTTACTGTGAAATTAAAAGATGATCCTACAGCTTACAATGCAGATGTTTTGTTAAGTCATTACTTGGGGTTGGGAGAAATGCTAGGGTTCAAATTGGAAGAAATAGAGCACGCGTATATAGAAAAGAACGAAGTGAATCATGAGCGGCAGAACAACGGATATTAATACAATTTGAATTTTGTACAGAAATGAGGAATGGGAATGAAGCTAACTGATATTAAAGAAGATAAATCACTCTGGGAGAAAATGAACGTTGAAGGTGTCGGTAAAGTCCTTTTGGTAGAAGAAAGTTATTACGATGGAATTGTAGAGTGTGTTGAAAAAACATCGGTAACACAAATGAACTTTTACAAAGTGATGTTTGCATTCGGTGATCATATTAAAGTCATTCGAGCAAAGAACAGGTTTGAAGCGGTTGGGTATTACTTAATGGATGTTATGAAGTACGGAGATATTCATGATGTAGTAGTTGAAGAAATGGAGCCAACTGAAAATATCGAATGGGAATGTATTGGTTTCCCTAGCTATAAGACTTTAGAAGAGATTTACAAGGAGAAAGAAACAGTTTGGTCGGATGATACACCTTGCGTCGTGGTTGGATTAGAAAACTAAACAAAAGCGTTATTTTAATCGAAAAGGAGAATGAGAGATATGCCAAATTGGTGTGAAGGTACGATGAAAGTAAGAGGGACAAAAGAAGAAGTTAAAAAGTTTTTATTAGAAGCATTAAATCCACTCCCAGATGGTTTGTTAGGTCAAATTCCAGTTGAAAAAGAAGTGGAAGAAGATGAATGGGAATTAATGATCAGAACGAAGACTGGTTTTCATATTAAAGGAACACATAGAAACTTCATTGAGAACAACATATGCTTTGAATTCGCAGAGGAAGAAACAAATTCAGAGATTTGTGTTCTTGAAGGATTTAAGGCTGCTTGGGGGATAGATCCAGCGCCATTAGCAGTATTATCTAAAACGTACAATGTGGACATTAAAATTTACGCCTTTGAGCGTGGTATGGAATTTAACCAAGATGTTGAGATTCATAAAGGTGAACTTATTAAGAATGTAGAGATTGAGTTTGATGATTATAAGTGGGAATGTATCAATCCTAATATCGGTGGGTAAAAAACTAAACAAAATAGTTATTTGGTAGAAGGAGGAAGATAAAAAATGAACGCAATGGATTTTTTGAGAATATCGCCACTTATTAACGACTGTCCGAATTGTGGTAATCAATTTGTTGGTAATGGTGAAGGTACATTAGAAGTTGATGACAATATAGTCAAACGTACTTGTAAGTGTGGATTTAATTTTGAATACGACGTTAACAACGGAGTAAGTAAAAAGAAAATTAAACAAGTGATTGATGAAGCATTAGAAAAAATGTAACAAAATTCTTATTTTGTAGAAAGGAAGAATGAGTATGGCATCCGGTTGTATTTTAGGGGAATGTCCGATATGCGATGAATTAATTTTCGAAGATGAGATTGATTTTGACCAGTACAACAACATGGTTCATAGAAGGTGCCTTAATTTACGAAATAACAATAGCAAGACGATCCATCTCTTGCATCAAGAAATACAAAGGCTTGAGAAAAGAATAAAAGAATTGGAAGAGCAGAATAAGAGCGGACAGATGTCATTATTTTAATTGAAAAGAGGAATGGATATGAAATACTTTGAGTTTAATAATCATGAATATTGGGCGTTAATATCAGCAGAATCAGTTGAGAAGGCTTATGAGGTATATGCAGAAGAGGTTGCCGGTGAGTCAGCTGAACAGGTGAAAGAAGAAGGCGAACCGAAAGAAATACACGCAATTGATGCAGCTTTAATGTATGAAAGAGCAATTATGAAAGAAGACAGTGACCGACATCCTTCTGAAATAGCAAAGGATTTTACTTTCTTGAAGAATACAACAATTTTGATCACATCGGAATTAACTTAAAAAATATAATAAAATCCTTATTTTAAAACCAGAAGGAGAATGAAAATGAAAGAAATTAAGTTCAAGGCACATGATGGAGAAAAGTGGATTTATAGTGAATGTGTATCAAGAGATAAAGAAGACAGTTGGTGGATTTTAGATAACGAAAATGACAGTTGGCTTATGTGTACAGAACCAAAGCAGTGTACGGGTTTAATAGATAAGAACGGAAACGATATTTATCTTGGAGATTTTGTAAGGTGGACAAGAGTGATATATACGGATTGTAGTCGAGAAGAAATTGAAAGCACAGAAGTAATTGAAGGAACTATTGATTGGCTATATTCAGTTTTAACTCTTAGGACGGAGGAATTTGCTAGGTTATTGTTGCCACATTTAGTTGAAGATCAGGAGGAATTTGAAGTGATCGGAAATGGTTATGACAATCCAAGGACGTTAAAAAACTAAACCAAATCGTTATTTTGGAGAAAGGGAGTTTCATATGAGCGGAATATTAGCAAAGTTTTCTTATAAGCAATTACACGCATTGAAGCATGCGGTGCTGAAACATATGCAACGTGATGGTATTACTGAAGATGATTCAAAAAGCGAACAGGCATTATTACTTAAAATCAATTATCTAATTGAAGAGATGAAGGCACGAAATAATATCAATCAAAACTAAACCAAAACGCTATTTGGGTAGGGGGGATGGAGATATGGTTCTTTTGTACGATCCGAGAACTAATGTTTTATCGGAAACCACTTATGAATACCTGGTAGAACTCACAGGATTATCTATAAGTACTCTTATGAGTGCAAAATCAAGAGGTCGGAGAATCAGGAGTATCGGCTGCTACATTGTAAAAGATACTGTAACTGCACAGCAGCGGAAGGAATGGTACGCAAAAGAAACATTTGATAATGAAGTATGGAAACCAATTGAGGGTTCTGATGGTAAGTTCCTTATTTCTAATTACGGACGGTTTAAGCGGATAGGAAAAAAGAAAACATGGTTTTTACTGCCATTCCCAACCGGTAAGGGTTACTTAGGAATTAAAGTGAAGTACAACGGTAAGTACAAAAGTTATAGAGTGGCAACATTGGTTGCTTTGCACTTTTTAGAAGCGCCACAACCAGGAGAGGTATTACGTGTTAAAAATGGCATCAAAACAGATACTTTCGCTGGTAATCTTGAATATGTTTCAAAAGAAAAACGAGGGAAAATGACAGGAGGAAAATCGAAGGGAAAACCTGTTATTCAATTAGATATGAATACAAGAGAAGTTATTGATGAATTTAGATCAGCACGTGAAGCAGGTAGAAGATGTTTCCTTTCTTATCAAGCAGTCTTAGATAATTGTAATCATAAGTCTAGGACAAGTGGTGGATATATCTTCATGTTTGCTGGGGAATATGAACGGTTAGCAAACTAATAATAAAAAATCTTAATAGAAAGGTGAATGGGTATGAATAGATTAATAACAGTTGTTACAAAAGGTATTGGATCAATTAGGAAAGCAATCGTTAAATATATGTCAACACCCAAAGAAGTACAAGCAGCTGCTAGTGCAGTAACTGTAGGTAGAACGGATGAAGAAAAGAAAATCCCTGGGAGAATTTCTTGGTTTACGGATCATCAAATAGAAGAATCTGATAAAGGTCCCATCAATATTCAGACTCATATTGATGGTGTTAAGCTGTTTCGTTCATTTTTAACAGCAGCACGCAAGCATTCTATTAATCGAAAATTATCCTATAACAAAAAGAAGACGCAGCGGCGTAATTGGAGTAAGTGGAAACGGAGAAATCGATAATGGTCCTTTTCTACAGAGGTACCAAGTCTACACGTCAATTAGGTCCGATGCGTTTTGCGAAAGATATAGATAGATTGCCTGGTAAGTTAATTGAGTACAAATTAAGCGAAGAAGAATTACAGAAAATAAAAAAAGAGCGGCCAACTCACACAAGAGAAGATTATGAGAGATTAATTGCAACAGGACATAGCGCGAACAGTATTAGAGAAATGTGGGGATGGGACCACAGACAATTAGAATTATTTAAGAAAAGATACGGTATTAGAGGGAAGTACAGCAGGACTACGTAAATAAAAAAATCGTAAGGGGAAGAGGTAAGCTGTATGAAATCAGGAGTGATTAATAAAAAGAGAAATAGAAAGAAAAAGAAACTTCAAAAGGAAACATTAACAGAACATGATCTTAAATACCTAATGGGTGCATATAAGCCGCGATATAGCGGAAAAACAATCAATGTAATTAGATAGAGAGTGAGAAAGGGGCAATATTAGAAATGAGCGTAAATGAAACTGGGAGAATAGGAAGAGTACGAAAAAAGAAATCAATTTCTTCTATACTAAAGGAAATTGATAGAGATGCTACAAAGGAAGCGGTAGAGGCAGAATTATATCAATACAAAATGTATATGTACGAGATGGAAGAAGAGAATTTGCCCAAGATCACGCCAAATTTTAGTATTGCTCCACCAACATTTTCAAATGCATTTCATAGCAGCACAGAAGATACGGTCATTCGTAATATGGAAGAGAATGATAAACGTACAAAATTTATGGGTAGAATAATGCGTGCGGTAAATCGTTTAAGTAAACGGGAACGTACATTAATTGTGAAAAAATACCTCGACTTTGAGGATTACATAGATAAAGAGATCTACGAGGATTTCTTAGATGTATCAGAGCGTACATTTTATAATATTCAGTCCGATGCATTTTATAAATTAGCCGTTAATTTACGAAAACTAAAGTATTTGAAGAAGGATGAAAGCACTCCAAATTAATGGGGTGTTTTTTATTTACAGTTTAAATGCAGAAAAATAGCAGAAAATATGCTTAAAGAATACATTACAAATGTGTTATTATGATATTGTAGAGAAAATAGCTTAAGAAGACGAACTGATTGTTATTGGGTTCCCTCCATAACCCTTGAGGATGTGGTGTTTTGTTTAACGGAACATTCATATGCCTCTCCATATATTCTTTATACAGGGATACGCTTAAAGAATATATGGAGGGTGCGTAACCCCGTACCCTCTACTCTATCTGCCCTTTATATTATGCGAGAAGTACAAAAACAGGTGAGGAGCTTCATAATGGAGCTCCTTTTCCAAAAAAATGATTTTGTATCCTATTGAGAGTGAGAACGTCCCCTTCTTGCTCTCAAATGTTACAAAATGCCATCTTGTACTATTTTAGAATGCTATTATGTCGGAGCGTCGGCTGATATAGTAGCAAGAAATCCCCTTCAGGCTTATGTATTAGAATTTGAAAGGTGTATTAACGTCGTATTATATGGATTTAAAATGGTGGTTGTTAATTAAATGAATTTGTAATTCTTGATTTCAAGGCGTTAGGATATGATGCGAATTCATTTATGCTTTCACGATTTTAATTTATATTAACTACTCACAAAGTTATTTCGTCGTTAATTACATTCCTGGATCATGATGATTTGCAACTAACAAGGAGAGGCTTTTGTCTCTCTTTGAGCTAATAGCCAGTTCTCTATTTGTTGAGTAGTAAAGTGCTATTGGTTCAAAGAGATATAAAATCTTAAAAGAATAATATGAGAAGAAAAGGAGCTCTTAATAATAGGGCTCTTTTTATGTTTTATAGGAGGATATGGAATGGAGATTAGAAAAGTAAAAATAGACAAAATTAATCCTGCACCATATAATCCCCGAATTGATTTACAACCGGGAGATGCAGAATATGAAAGATTAAAGCAGTCAGTTGAGAAATTCGGATATGTACAACCGCTTGTATGGAATAAGCGTACAGGTAATTTAGTTGGAGGACACCAGCGCTTCAAAATCCTTGTAAATGAGCTGAAATTAGAAGAGGTAGAAGTTTCAGTAGTCGATTTGAGTGATACTGAGGAAAAAACCTTGAATATCACGCTTAATAAGGTAGAAGGCGAATGGGATGAATATAAGCTAGAGCAATTGCTACAAGATCTGTCAGAAGCAGGAGCAAACTTGCAAATTACCGGATTTAATGAAGATGAACTTGCAGAGCTTCTAAAAAATGATGCCAATGCAATAGAAACCGAATTCGGTGAAACTAAAGTTCGCGAAAATCAGGAATTAAATTTAGACGATTATTCGGAAAATCAGTTCGATCATACTTGTCCTAAATGTGGATTCCATTTTAATTAAGAGGTGGAATAATGAAAAGAGAGTATGATTGGAAGTTAACAGATTTACAATTTGTTCCGAAGAATGGTCTAAATGTATTTAGTTGTTTTGCGTGTGGTGGAGGCTCCACTATGGGATATAAATTAGCAGGCTGCACAGTATTAGGAAATTGTGACATAGATCCTCAAATGGTTGCATTATATCAAAATAATCATAAGCCACGCTATTCGTATTGCATGGATATAAGGGAATTCAAAGATATCCCTAATGCTAAATTACCCGTAGAACTATTTAATTTAGATATATTGGATGGTTCGCCGCCATGTTCTTCATTTTCTACTGCAGGTGTAAGAGAAGAAGCCTGGGGAGTTAAGAAATCTTTTCGAGAGGGTCAAGCGAAACAAGTATTAGATGATCTGTTCTTTGAGTTTATTGGAGTAGCAGAGAAGTTAAAGCCCAAAGTTATTGTTGCAGAGAATGTAACGGGAATGATTATAGGGAAAGCGAAAGGGTACGTAAAAGAAGTTATCCAAGGTTTTCAGGATATTGGATATGATGTGCAGCTGTTTAAATTGAATGCAGCAACAATGGGTATTCCGCAAAGAAGAGAGCGGATATTTTTTATTGCACGTCAAAAAGAACTGAGTTTACCAGATCTACAATTATCCTTTAATGAAGTACCTATCCCGTATGGAGATATAAGGAGCGGAAAAGGTAATCCTATCAACCCTAAAACAAAGACATATCGCAGATGGTTAAAACGAATCCCTACAGATAAGAATATGGGGGATATTTCAAAACGTATTGAAGGAAAAGATAATAATTTTAATACGGTATTTGTAAAGAATCATGAGGTACCACCTACATTAACTGCTGGTGGGATAAATATTCGTTATGATGAACCGTTTCAAATATCTACTGCAGATATTGTTAAAATACAGTCATTCCCAAGAGATTATGATTTTGGTGATGCTAATCCTCAATATGTATGCGGAATGAGTGTACCACCTGTAATGACTAAAAAAATAGCAGAACAAATCTATTTGCAATGGTTTAAAAATAAAGAGGAGTAAACGGTAGCACCCGGATACTCCTCTTTTTCATATACAAAGGAACAATCCCTTGTAGAGATAGTGGATATTACGTGGCCACGTTTTTGGTTGACCACTATCTCGACTTCTATCATAAACAGAAGCGGGGATTGTTTCAATGAAAAATACTAAACATTTAAATTCAGAAGATACAGAGAAAGTGTTACTGCAATCGCAGTTAGAGCAGTATGAAGAAGAAAGTGAAAATCGTGAAAAATATAAAAAGGTAGTTCAATCTGCTATAGCTCATTGGTATCAGTGCTTACGTGATGGAAGTATAAAATTTAAGTCAGTGAATGATTTAGAGAGACTTTTAGAATTGGAGCAGAAATTACGCAATGAGGATCTGTAAGAAGAGGAGCAGAAATAAATGAAATTAACTAAACAGGAACAAGCTGTTGTTATAGGTACATTCCTTAAAATGATAGGAGCAGAAAACGTATCTGAAAAAATTAGCCCAGAAAAACTAAATCGAATGATTCCAATTTTTGATGAATTGGAAGACAATACCACACCAAGACAAAAAAGAGAGGCGAGCATGAGCCTTCTTGAGAAGTTTATTGATGATTTTTTAACAATGAGCACATAAAGAGTGGATATATATCCGCTAAAAATAAGGAAAACAAACTCAAACTCGAATTCTGGTGAGGAGGTGGTGAGATGAGAGATGGCTAGAAAGAGAGATCCTAGACGGGATCAAGCTAAAAAAATCTGGATTGATAACGAAAAAAGCGGTAACGAAAATAAATTAGTAGATATTGCAAAACAAATTGGAGTACCTGCTAATACCATTCGTAAATGGAAATCTCAAGATAATTGGGAAGAAGCATTAGAGGAAGAATTAAAAAAGAACGCTCCTAAATCAAAAGAGAGCGCTCCTATTAGCAAAAGGAACGCTCCTAAATCGAAAGGCGCCCAACCAGGTAATAAAAACGCTGTAGGTAATAGGGGCGGTCCTGGTGCTAAACCGGGTAATAAAAATGCTGTAGGTAACAAGGGTGGCGCTGCTCCATTACGTAATGGAAACGCGGTGAAAACAGGAGAGTATCGTAGTTTGTGGCAAGATGCCTTAGATGAAGAAGAAAGGCAGCTGCTCCAAATTGAAGAAATAGATCCTATACAGGAACTTATCGATGCGATTCAATTGTACACATACCGTGAGATGTTCATCATGAAACGCATAAAGGCATTGCGTGAAGGGTTAACGCCTGTTCAAAGGCGAATCGTAAAGGAGCGTACACCTGTAAAAAGACAGATACAAGTTGAGGATTTGCCAAGTGGTGAATATAAAACGATGACTGTTAAAGAATTCGAAATGGTAGAGCAATCTATAGAAGAAACTGAAGGCGATCGAATAGCTGCGGTCTTAAC